AATCCAGAGGCGATCATCATAACCGGTGCCACCCTCAACGTCAACTGTTACAAGAAATTCCTTTGGATCTGAAGTATAGAGTTCCAGAAACTCCCCGTCAACCTTGCACTCTGCATAAATTTCCAATGAAGTACCACAAATAGCACCTGATTTTTCTTTGCGCAAAATGGGTGCACGCCCCAAATTGCGCTTAACTGCACTACCGGCAAAGTTTTTTTGCTTAATACTGATAGTGTAGCCAGTGCCATTTTGAGAAATAAACTCAAAGTAGTATTTGGTATTATAGCCTGTTACATTCATTACGTTGTAACTTTCCTGCGTTTGTTTTCATTATTTAATACTGCCACCAGTTGACTGCCCTGAGCAACCAAAGTACCCTGCACGTTTACAGTCAGCTCCCTGGTAACAAGACCACTGGTGCCCACTGCCCTTGCGCCTTGGGAGTATGAGGAGCTTGAAGCGTAAGATCCGGATGCAATGTTGCTCATCCCTGCCTTTACTGCTGCACCAAGCGCCACCAGTGCAGCACCTGCTGCTATCGCTACGTAGGGATTGCCAAACTTCAGGGCTTGCTTTACGCCCTCTGCTGCCAACCCCATTTGAATAGCCATCTTACCCACTGCGATTGCTGCCTCTGCAAATGTTGATAATACTGCCTTGCCGAAACTCTCCATTGCATCCCCACCGGTTGCAAGATTACCTATGAGCTCCCCAATGCCGTACGCCATTGATTGAATGGAATCTTCTATCACTCTCGAGAGCTCCACCATCACCTCAGTAATCTCTTTTTCTTCCGGGGGCCTCAACTTAATTGGCACTTCTATCTGCATTTCAGCGCCACCAGGCATTAATGCCCAGGCAGCGTCAGTAGTGGGAGCACCAATAAGCGATGCCCTAAAGGCTTTTTTTCTTTCTAATAATTCTGCTTGTTTGCGCAGCTCCTCACTATATTTTGCAGAGGCATCGGCAATAGAGTTTTCTAACCTTACCAAAGCTCGCAATCTACCAGCTCTATCACGCTCAACCGCTTTTTGTCTATCCAGCGCAGCATTATATGCCTCTTGTGCAGCGAGATTTTCTGGCAATATGTCAGCTATCTCTTTATAAGCAGCCGTTATCTGCCTCATTATTTGAAGCTGCATTTCGGCTCTTTCATTTATCAGGCGTTTAGCCTCATCAAGATATTGTTTGCGCTCATCCGGGAGCAATGATCTGTCTTGCGCTTGTTTTTGTGATTCAAGAATCTCTATTTCCTTATCAATTACCGCATTTCGCATAGCGATAAGGTCTCGCTCCCACCTCATAATATCCTTTGCCAACTGTTCAACCTCTGATGCTCTTATTTTGGCCACCCCTGATGCTGCCTTTGTTTGGAGTAATCCAAGTCCGAGGGCAGAGCCAAAGTCAACTAACCCACTTTTCATGTTGTAGATGGCATTGACGGCCATGTTTTTGAAGTCTGCCCAAAAGCCACTCAAGCCTTTTCGCCAATTATTGGTCATTTCAACCATCGAAGCAGTAGCTTCCAAATTTACCTGGCGTAACACTTGCTGATAGGTGCTTAGATAAGCCTGCAATCCTCTCTCTCCAATGCTTCCCTCGATGGTCTGCCTATAAGCATCTGCCTCCTCTTTCATAAGTTTGAAGGCACCTGCCACCAGTGCAGCAGCAGCTGTTGCCGTGGTACCCAGGAGCGCCATCTTGCTGATGACATTGCCCATCATCTCCTCTCCACCACCAAACCCCTCAACCCAAGCCTGGCCCATCTCCTTGAGGACCTGTCTGAACTCCTTCAAGTGCTTTGTGTTCACGCCGAATTTGCCGGCCATCTGATCAAGCATGTCGCTTGACTGGTCAGCAAATTCCTCAACGCTTTTTATTGCTTTTTGCGAGCCCTCCTCAATGCCTTTCGTGTCGGCATCAAATACAGCTTTTAAATTAAATCCCTTTGCCATCTCCGTCAAGTATTTGTACTAATCGTTTAATGCTTTCCTGCTTTTCCTCTTCGGTCATTTTAAGTGTCGGATTTTCCTCATTTTTTTTCTCTGCATCATAACCCATTTGCCAAAATTTGGTAACGTCATCTATGGGCTTTTGCAAAAAGGGGTTAACCACTCTCGCAGCCAACCCCCTTGCCAACTCACACATCAACCGATCTCTGCGCTCCCTCTCTTTTTGCCAAGCATCTACGGCAATCCAAAAATCCCCGGGGCGCATCAGACCGAAATCCTCAACTCGGAGACGGAGCAGTCCGAATGCTATGCCTTTGGTCTCTTTGAATGTCGGAACAGACCCTTTTTTTTTGACTCCTTTGCCTCAACATCCTCATTTTCGTTGTCATCTGCTCCATTGTGAATCTTGAATATCCTCAACACCTCCATTACCTTTGTTGCAGTAAGGTATTCTCCTATTTGCTCCGCAGTCAGATTAAACTCCCTCCCTTCCAATCTTTCACCCTCCTTAATGGCACATCGCACCAAAGCAGTCATATCTGTAGGAGCAAAAGAGAATGTAACCAGAGATGCCATATCATCCCTTCCGGTTGCTGCCAAGAATGATGCAGTGGTATTCCAATTAAATTCCACACGGTACTTGATACCGCCTAATTCAATATAGTGTTTCTCCATTTATTTACATTTGTGTTAGTTAACATTTGCAAATATAAAACGAATTTTTTTAATAACCAAAAAAATATTTAAAACTTTTTTATCAGGTGCCTTTCTTAAGGGTAAATGAACCGCTGATTTTCAGGTTAAGGCCATAGGTGGCCTCCTCTTCCGAGCCGGAGCCTTCGGAGTAGCGGGTGATCACTGCATCACCTTCATACGCTGCGCCATTTCCAGCAACATATTCAACCCCAACAGTAGCATCATCTCCGGTAAGCAGAGATAATGCGATTATTTCATCCCTGCTCAGGTGCGTGCCTGCGGTTGCGCCAAGCGTAACAATGCCACTGACGCTGAATGTTACCTCATGTCCTACGATTGTGCTTTTCTTGTTACCTGCATCATCTTTTGTTATGCTATCTTTGGTAACGGCGCTGATGTCGAGATCATCCTGAGTTGCGCCTGCCAGTAGTTTATTTTGGATCTTCAACCGGCAGTTGTATCCTAAAATTCTTTCCTCTGCCATGATTTGTTAAATTTTATATTGATTTATGTTATATTCTGCTTTTAAAATCCAAACTCCTTCATAGGACTTTTTATCTTCCATTATGAAGGTTGAATTGTACTGCGGACTTTCAATCCCATTTATGGCCGTTTTTATTGCCGTCATAAGGCTTTCAGCTTGTTCAAAGGTCATGGCTACCACAAAAAGAGTTATGTAGCCTACGACTTTGTAAATGCCCTCTTTGGTCCGCTCTTCTCTATATTCCGGATCATAAACACAAAAGGGGAGATTATCCGTTTGCGCCTCGCTCAAATAAAGCGTGGTTATCGGATTAATGATCTCCTTTAATTTTTGTCCTATCGTGTTCGTCATCTGTATAGTTCGTCTAAGTTTTTCTCTATCGTTTTTTCAAATGTTGATATCACTTCACTCTCTTTTCCCCTAAGGGCATTTTCAAAGAAATTCTGTGCAGGCTGCCCAACCTCATTTCTCCGCTTCTGTCTCAACCTTTTTATGGGATAATCAAAAGAGTGGTTAGGGTCTCTCCTTGTAAGGGTGCCATAGTTCGCCCAGTAGGCTTTGAACCAATCGAATTTCTTCTCACCCTCCATTGCGCCAATGTAGCCTACTATCAACGCCCTACCATTGGGCGTTTTTTTAATTCTGTGAGCTACCAACTCTTTCGCAGCAGGAAAGGGAGCTGCTGACTTCAAATCCGGGATAACCACCTGCGCAGCAGCGTAAAGGCTTTTATTGATGATCCTCGTAGCCCTCATGGGTGCTCTGTCAAGGATTCTATGAGCCTCCTCTATGCCTTTGATGCTATGGTAGTGCTTAGCCATTAGCGGTTTTTTATTCTTTTAAGGTTTAGCATCATGAATAGCTGCATCCTTTCCATTGGGTCAATACCGGTAATCTCATAATCTCCGCAGCCTATTCTAACCCTGTACCTGGTTGTTACCGGACATTTGTATGTTATGATCGTCAGCGATTCCGCTTGCTCAAGGTTGCTGTTGCTGTTGAACTCTTCAATGTTGGTCCTGCGCTCAGCAAATGAGGTATAAATTGGCGAATAGTCAATAACCACTTCACCCTGCGATCCGGTTGTTTGTACCGGTGCCAGGTAGGTGATCTTCGTATCGAATTTTCCTATCTCTACCTCAGTCATGGCGGTAAGCTCTTAATAGATTTTGTGATGCTCTGGGCAACGCCTCAACACTATCAGTAGGACTCAAAAATAGTGAGGAGGCGTGCATTATAATTGCGTTGACAATGTCCTGATTGTATTCAAAAATTATTTTGAGCGTTGATTCTTCCGGATAATTCCCTCTTATAACCAATTTGCCCTCCGCATAACACCACTGAGATGTTAACACCTCAACATCATTCACACGCACTTTTGTAATGTGTAAACAACGATCTCTTTCAATTTCTATTTCACTTTGGAAAGATCCGGTAAGCTCATAAATGACACGTAGATCCCTGCCAATGAAGCTTGACGTAGCTGCAATGGCAGCATCGAGCTTATCGGTAAGGAGTTCATCGAATGTTTTATCCTCCTCAGGGAGGCGCACATTGCGCTTTAGAGCATCAAGGCTCACGGCTCTACGATTATACCAGATCTTTTCCATCGTGAACAAAAACAATAATTAACCAGACGTTTTATCTAAAAATGAAAAAACTCAAATTAAGTAGTAATGTCTGCAATCTTACAGAAGCTGTCAGCTCTGCGCACACAAACGTCATGGTAGGCATATGCAGTAACTTCTATCACTGCGCTATCCTTAGAGGAGAGAGGGTCAATGAGAATATCAATGCCTCCCCATTGGCCTGCAAGCACCTCATTCCAATTTCCAAATAATATTGCAGAGCAATTTTTTGATG